AAGTCTCCTTTTTATGGAAAGATAGAACCTGTTGATACGGCTCCTTCTACCTTAAAGAGTATTTTTGATAATGAAGGCAATCTTCTTGATCCGTGGTTGAATGCAGTTAAAAATTATGCAAAAGTTCCTCCTGAATTAGATATGAAAGCGTTAGATGAAGCTGTGGAAAATTTTGAGGTATTCCTTAAGGAAAATTCCCAACACAAGATTAAACATCGGGTACTTACTCTTGAAGAAGCACTTGAAGGAATAGAGAATGATCTTGATTTTGTTGCTTTGAAAGGCAGTACTAGTCCTGGTTATCCTATGAACTTATCTGCAGATAGTAATTTGAAGAAGAAAATCTTCTCTAAACCGTTAGGTTCACCCGAGAGAAAGGTTTATATTGAAGAACTTCGCGTATTGGTTGATGAGGCTATTGCTTCTCTTCGCTCTCAAAAAGCAGGTTTCTTTCCTTGTGTTGATAATCTCAAAGATGAAAGAAGAAAAATTCCGAAAGTACAACAAGCTTTAACTCGTCTTTTCTCTGGAACTCCCTTTGTTTATCTAGTCATTTGTAGAATGTATTTTGGATCTTATCTTTTAGAAGTTCACAAAAATCGTATTAACAATGGAATGGCCATAGGAGTTCAGGTTTATTCTTCTGAGTGGAATGACATTGCGCTTAGACTTAAAGAACATTTGATTGATGATGATGATCTGGGCGTTGGAGCAGGAGATTATTCAGCTTATGACGGTTCTCAAAATCCCACTGTTATGTGGAAGTCTAAAGACATAATGGATCGAGCCTATAATGATGGGAATGAAGGAATTCGAGCTCTATTGTTTGAGTCGATGACTAATTCTTATCATATAATAAAGGGTCAACTGTTCTCTTGGGATACTTCTTTACCTAGTGGACACTTGCTCACAGCTCTCATAAATTGTTTCACAAATCATATACAGTTTCGATACTGTTGGATTAAAGCTGGTTTGGATATTGATAAATTTAATTACCATTGTTGGCTTATAGTTATGGGTGATGATAATTTATTCTCAATTGCACCAGCTTATAGACATTTATTTAATGAGATGACTTTAGGACCTTTAATGGCTCAATTGAATATGGTTTATACTACCGAGCTTAAGGAGATAGCAACTGTTCCTTTGAGGAAACTTACAGATCCAGAATTTTTGAAAAGAAAGTTTCTTCTAGATCCTGAAAGTAATGAATACATTGCTCCTCTTCGTCTCAGTGTTATACTTGATATGCCTAATTGGTCTCGTTCAGGAGGGATGAGAGATGTGATTGCTTGCACCAATTTATCAACTGCTCATCTTGAACTTTCTCTCCATCCGATTGAAGTTTTTGAACAATATCATCCTCTTTTCATTAAATTGAAAGAGGAGATTCTTCCCCATGTGAATCTAGCTCATTCGATTTACAATGGACACCGCGTATCCAGAAGAAAAATCAGATCAAGCACTGCTTGTTTCTGACTTTTCTATTTGTGGCTTTTAGTCACGTTATTATTCCCGCATGTTTGGGGTTCAAACATCTTAGCTTTGGAAGTGCCATTGCAAACAGTTATAGTAAGGAGTCAGAGGGTAGACGGCTTAAACGTGCCTACCGCGCCCCAAAGTAAATTTCTGAACTTACTCAAACTACAAAAACATGACTATCTGTGTGATCTTGC